CGCAGTTAACGTTGGTTCAATCTCCAAGAAATGGGACGTTTACGTTGATCCATACTTCCTTCGTAACGTAATCCTCGTTGGTCGTAAGGGTAGCTCATTCCTCGAAAGCGGATATGTATATGCACCATACGTCCCACTCCAAGTAACCCCAACCATCTTTGGTACTGAGGACTTCGTTCCACGCAAAGGCGTAATGACTCGTTACGCTAAGAAAATGGTTAAACCAGACCTTTACGGCTTGGTAATCATTCGTGGCCTCCTTGGCGAAAGCGGTTCTTGATAGAACAGCCTAATTAGGCAAAGAATCCCCCCTCTCCGAAAGGATTGGGGGGTTTTCTTTTATATCAAACTATTTAAAGTATTAAGGAGTATTTTATTTAATGGCTGTTCCTGTTTTAACTCCTGCTTCCACTTTAAGTGCAATTGTTTTACCTGCCGCTGGTAATATAGCTGATGTAGCAGCAGCTTTACCATTTGGTATTTATTCTAATTCTCCAGCATTTTTAACAGGAGCAGCAGATCAAGTTGGTTATGTATATAAGAAACTTGGTGGTGATGTATTAGATATCGAAATAACAACAGGAAATGTATACGCTGCTTACGAAGAAGCTGTTTTAGAATATTCATATATCGTTAATTTACATCAATCAATTAACGCTATGCCTAGCTTTCTTGGAGCAACCACAGGAACATTTGATAGCGATGGAGAGTTTGCTTCTGGTTCTGCATTATCGGGTCAAGCTCCACAATTAGCATATCCAAGATATAATTTAGATTACTTTTCTAGATATGGTGATGCTTATTCAATTGAAGCTGGTATAGGAGGCACGCAACAAATCTATTCAGCCTCGTTTAGTGTTACTCCAAACGTTCAAGATTATGATTTACAAGCTATCATTGAATCATCTTCATTAAGCAACGTAGATGAAGCAACTGGTGGTCCTGTTCCTTATTCTGGTTCAGTTGGAAATAAAAGAGTAATAATAAGAAAAGTGTTTTATAAAACTCCAAATTCTATGTGGAGATTTTTTGGTTACTATGGTGGATTAAATGCTATCGGTAACTTGTCTTCTTATGGTCAATATGCTGATGATAGCACATTTGAAGTAATTCCAACGTGGCACAATAAATTACAGGCTATGGCTTATGAAACAGCAATTTATACAAGAAACTCTCATTTTTCTTATGAGATTAAAAACAACAAAATTAGATTATTTCCAGCACCACCAGATATAGGCGTAGATCATATGTGGGTTGAATTTAGTATTTCTAACGAAGCAGATCCTTGGGAAACACCTTCAAATTCAAGTGACGCTGAAGTTGGTGGAGTAAATAATATAAATACACTTCCATTCTCTAATATACCATTTGAAAACATAAACGCAATAGGTAAACAGTGGATACGTCGTTATGCTTTAGCAGTATGTAAAGAAATGCTAGGACAAGTTAGATCTAAATTTAGTACCCTTCCAATTCCAGGTGACTCTGTTACTTTGAATGGCCCTGCGCTTATGTCCGAAGCAAAAGAAGAAAAGAAAGAATTGAAAGAAGAATTAAACAAGATTCTTGATCAAGTAACTTATCACAAGATTGCAGAGACAGAAGCTAAAATGTCTGATGATGTTCAAAAGGTTTCTCAAAAGATTCCTGTTCTTATTTATGCAGGATGATATAAATGAGTAATATACTACAAGAAATAACTTTTCAAACTTCTACAATCGAAACAATTGATTTTGCTTTCTATAATTGGTTGAACGAAAAAATAAATGTATTTTCAACTACTACAGAAGGTTGGAAGAAAGTTCCTGTTATTTGGGTATCTGCCGAAAGAGCACACCAAATAAAAAATAATAAAGATATTCGTGATTCTTCTGGTATGATTAAATATCCAATCATATCTATTAACAGAAAATCAATTAACAAAGATCCACAGAAGACAGGTTCAATACCAGCAAACCTTAGACCAATTCAAGACGAGAAGGGTGGAACTATAACTATTGCTAGAAGGGTACAACAACAGAAAACTTCTAATTTTCAAAATGCAGATAATTTAAAATTTCCTAATAACAGAAGAGAAAATAAAGTAACTCCCTTAAATGGTGTTGGCTATAAAACTAATGCTAAAATAGTATACGAAACAATAACAATACCAATCCCAGTTCACGTTGCAATCACCTATGAATTAAGTATCAAAACAGATTATTTGCAACAATTAAATGAAATAACAACTGTATTTTTTACTAAAAACGGAAACACAAGATACGTTCAACTTTTTAATGAAGGTCATAAATATGATGCTTTTATTAAAGGGGATTTTACTTTTGATGATAATTCATCAAGTCTAAATGAAGATAGAAAAACATATTCAGCCACTATTTCAATTGAAGTTATAGGATATTTAATTGGAGATGGACCAAATCAAGAAAGTCCAAAAATGGTTATTAGAGAAAATGCAGTAGAATTAAAAGTTCCAAGAGAAAAAGTAATCTTTGGAGATATACCAGATTATTTAAATTCCTTAAAAAACAAAACATCTTATAGGGAATAATAGCTTTTTGCTTATCTTACTACTATTTATTATTGATTATTCACAATAAGCAGGAGTATTAAAGCAAATGGCTATATCATCTTATCGTTTTGTCTCTCCAGGCGTTCAAGTCCAAGAGATCGACAATTCACAACTTCCAGCAGTTTCAGCACTAGTAGGACCAACCGTTATCGGACGTTTCCAAAAAGGTCCAGCTATGCGTCCTGTTTATATTACTTCATTTTCTCAATTTGTAGAGACATTCGGTAATCCAGTTGCAGGTAATACTGGAAATGATGTTTGGCGTGATGGAAATTATCTTGCTCCAACATACGCCGCTTATGCTGCTCAAGCTTGGCTTCGCAATACACCAGCACTTAACGTTATTCGTTTAATTGGTTCACAACATACAAGTGCAAATACCGATAGTGCTAAAGCAGGTTGGACAACTGATCAAGGATATGCTGTTGGTAATTCTGCTGGTGGTGCTTATGGTCTTTTCATTATTCCATCTGGTTCTTCTGCTACTACTGCCGTAACTGGTACACTTGCTGCTATTTGGTATCTTCAAACTGGTTCAATTGCTCTTTCTGGTGTTGTAGCTGGTACTGAAGCTTCTCCTGTTTATGCACAAGGTTCAAACTTATTAATCAAATCTGTTAATCCATATGGAGAATTTAGAGCAGTTGTTACCGATCCTTCTGGTACATATGTTTCAAACTTTAACTTTAATAATTCATCAGATTTATATGTAAGAAGAGTATTTAATACAAATCCAGTTCTTACTAACTCCGAGATAACAACTAACACTAATGCTGAATATTATTGGCTAGGTGAAAGCTTTGAAAGAGTTTTGGATGAAACAATTGCAAACTTCACAAATTCAGCTACAACAACATACGGATTTATTGCTCCATTAACAGATGGAACAGTTGATTTAAGAAACCACAAAATGGCTGCTAGACCAGCTAAAACTGGTTGGATTATTGGACAAGATTTAACAAACAATACTGGTTCATTCGTAGCAGCAAATCAACAAAAACTATTTAGATTTGTTACTTTAGATGCTGGCGAATATGAGCAAAAAGCTTACAAAATTTCAATTTCAGATATCAAACCACCAGCAACTGACTTTGATGATTACGGATCGTTTACAGTTAATGTTAGATTAGCAAGTGATAACGATAACACACCATCTTTCATAGAAAGATATGCTAATGTAAACCTTAATCCAGCCTCACCAGATTATATCGCTAGAAGAATTGGTGATAAATTTGTTCAATGGGATGATACCGAAAGAAGATTAAGAGAATATGGTATGTATTCAAATGCATCAAAACTTATTCGTGTAGAAATGAATGAAGATGTAGATGCAGGTAGCGTAGATCCAACATTCCTTCCATTTGGTTTCTTCGGTCCAGCAAGATTCAAGAGCTTTACACTTACTTCTGGTTCAGCTACAACTGCTCCTGTTAACTCACCAGTTACAGGTGGTTATGGTGCTGCTTTTAGTGCTGGTAATTTCTTACATACAGCAAGACCATTAACAGCTTCAGTTGTATTCCCATCAATTCCATTGAGACAAAATGCTGCTGATGGTGGATTAAGTGATCCAAGAAACGCTTACTTTGGTATTACTACTGGTGAGAAAGTAGCTACTACTACATTTGATTCAACATATTACGATTTAACTAGAGCTTCATTCTACATGGATTATGATGTTACTGGCTCATACACAGAAAATTCATTTGTATTTACACTTGATGATGTTTCTGGTTCAACCTCAACAACTCCAGGTGCTGTTTATGTTGCTGGCTCAAGAGCTTTAGGAACTTCATTAACAGCAGTAACTTCTTCATACCGTAATGTCTTATCACAAGGTTATGATAGCTTTACTATGCCTTTGTTCAATGGATTTGATGGTTTCGATGTAACTGAATCAGAGCCATTAAGAAACAGCTTAATGTCTGATAATTCAACTGAACTTAACAATTCAGTATACTACACATACAAGAGAGCAATTGATACTGTAAGAGATCCAGAAGCATTAGTAACTGATATCGTAACAGTACCAGGTCTTACCAACACTTCTCTTACAAATCAACTTGTTTCTGTTTGTGAATCAAGAGCAGATGCCTTAGCAATTATAGACCTTCCAAATGTTTATAAGCCAGAAGCAGAAGGCACAGCTTCTTCAAGATCAAGCAGATACCAAGGAACTGCTACTGGTGTTGCTAATGATCTAAAAGATAGAGGATTAAATAGCAGCTATGGCGCAACATACTATCCTTGGGTACAAGTAAGAGACACTATTGCTAATAGAGTTCTTTTCGTACCACCTTCAGTTGTAGCTCTTGGTGCTATGTCTTACGGACAATCAACACAAGAACTTTGGTTTGCTCCAGCAGGCTTCACCAGAGGTGGATTAAGCGAAGGTCGTGGTGGTATTCCAGTTCTAGGTGTTACCGAGAAACTTTCATCAAAAGATCGTGATACACTTTACGAAGCTAACATCAATCCAATTGCTTCTTTCCCAGCAGAAGGTATCGTAATCTTTGGTCAAAAGACTCTTCAAGTTACTCCATCTGCTCTCGATAGAATCAACGTTCGTAGAATGATGATCTTCGTCAAGAGAGAAATTTCAAGAATAGCTTCAAGAATACTCTTCGATCAAAACGTAGAAGTAACTTGGTCAAGATTCACAGGTCAAGTAAACCCATTCTTGGCTACAGTTAAATCAAGATTAGGTCTTTCTGACTACCGTGTAATACTCGATAAGTCAACCACTACACCAGATTTAGTTGATAGAAATATAATGTACGCAAAGATATTCTTAAAACCAGCTAGAGCAATTGAATTTATTGCAATTGACTTTACAATCACAGATTCTGGTGCGTCATTTGCAGATTAATAACTACTTAATATATAAAGGTTGGAGGAAATAATAAATGGCGTTCTGGAATGAAGCAGCTTTAGAGCCAAAGAGAAAGTTTAAGTTTTTGGTAAGATTCGGTGCAGCATCGGATAAATTACCAAGCTTTATCGCAAAGAAATGTGATAAACCTTCTTTTGATGTATCGGACGTAAAACATGACTTTTTTGGTCACGCATTTTACTACCCAGGCAGAGTTACTTGGAAAGAGGTAACAGCCACTATTATAGATCCTGCTGGTGGTGGTTTACCTGCTGCTGACGATGCAAATCCAAGTACCCTAAGAGCTGCTGCTAATGATGTAACTGATGCATTATACCAAATCTTATTATCTGCTGGTTATCAATCTCCTACTGCTGCTGGTGCTGCCTTTACTGGTGGTGCTTCACTTGGAACATTAAGAAC